TGGATGGACATGGCGGTTCTGTCCGGAGTCTTGCGGCTGGACGATTACGCCCAGCGGCGCCGTGAATACCTGCGCACCCGTTGGGTACCGCAAGGCTGGGCCTACATCCAGCCGGTGCAGGACGTGCAGGCACGGCGAATGGAAGTCCAGGCTGGTTTTGCCTCCCGCAGTGAGATGGTCCTGCGCACCGGTTATGACGCTGAAACGGTAGACGCCGAAAACGCCGCCGATCTGGCCCGGGCCACCACGCTTGGCCTCAATTACAACACTCTCGACGCCGTCGTTTCCAACGACGACAAGGAGCAACCATGAGTAAGAAAACGCGACCGCGTATCTACAACCGGGCGGGCAAACGCGTGCAGGTGCAGGACAAGACCTGGTACGCGCTGCAGGCCAACGGCGAGTCTACCGAGCGAGTGATCGAAGTGTTTGTCTACGGTGAGATCGGCGCCTGGGGCATTACCGCGAATCAGTTTGTGCAAGACCTGCGCGCAATGGACGATGGCGTATCACCGGTGATCGCCGCGTTCAATAGCATTGGTGGCGACCTGTTCGACGGACTGGCGATGCATAACGCGCTGTCACGTTTGGGCGAGCGCTGCACTGGTCGCATCGACGCACTGGCGGCCAGTGCAGCCAGTGTGGCGGTATGCGGCGCGCACCGCGTCGTGATCGCGTCTAACGCCATGCTGATGATCCACAACCCGTGGACCTACGCTGCCGGCGATGCCGAAGACTTCCGAAAAGTGGCCGACGTCCTTGATCAGACGATGGAGGCGATCATTGCGGCCTACAAGGCCAAGGCTCCGGACATCGATGAGGAGGAGTTGCGGCGTCTGGTCGCTGCCGAAACCTGGTTGACCGCCAGTGAAGCGGTGGCCTTGGGGTTGGCCGATGAGGTCGGCGATGGCGTTACGGTCAAAGCTTGCCTCGGCCAAGGAACCGTTCTGCAGCGTTACCAGCATGCGCCGGCCGAACTCCTGGCTCAGCTCGATGAGACACCCGAACCGGATCCCGAGTTGGAGCCGGACGATCCACCACTGACTCCACCCGTGATCGATTCGGCCAAGTTGGCGCTGATGATCACTCAGCGATGCGCCGAGTCGGGCATCAGTAACCTGATCGAACCGCTGCTCAGTTCCACACGGCTTGAAAGCGAAGAGGTCGTCCAGGCCGGCCTGACGCGGGCCAAGGCCGTGAACGACCTTTGTGTGGCTGCGCGCTTGCCGGAGTTCAGCGTCGAGTATGTCGCGGCGGGCCTGGATGTTGCGGCGGTCCGAGCGCGCCTGTTCGACAAGATCGTCAGCAGTGGCAAGGGCTTCGAAATTGACAACAGCTTGCCGCTGAACAATGACCCCGCACCGCAGGTGCAGGCCAAACAACCTGATCCCACTTCGATCTGGGCCGCTCGACAAGCCGCTCAATCTGGAACTGCGCATGGCGCGAAAGGAGCAAGAGCATGACCATCAAAAAAGAACCGATCCACGCCGGTGAGTTTCTGCTGTCCGAAGGGGCAGGGAACATCTCGCGTGAAGCGATCAACGTCGCCGCCGGTCCCGCACTGGAACCCGGTCAGATCCTCGGCTTGGTAACGGCCACCGGTGAGTTCGCACCGAACGCTCCGGCCGCAGAAGACGGCAGCGAGACCGCCGTCGCCATTCTCTTCGGTCCATTGGGCGAGTCGGATGTGGTGCGCCGGGGGCGGGCAGTGGTGCGGTTGGCGGAAGTCAGCGAAGCGCATCTGACCGGGTTGGATCTGGACGCTGAAAAAGCGCTGGCCACTCATTTTCTGATCGTTCGCTAAGTCGATCATCCAACTTCATGCACCCCGCTTTGCGCGGGGTTTTTCATTTCTGGAGAGTACCCATGGCCGAAATCGCCATTTTTGACGACGAAGCGTTTACCGTTACCGCGCTGACCGCCGCACTCAACGACCAACCCTACCTGCCGGGCCGCATCAGTGCCCTGGGCCTGTTCCGTGAGGAAGGCATCACCACCCTGACCGTGCAGATCGAAAAGGACGGCGACACCCTGGCGCTGGTGCCTGCCGGTGAACGGGGTGGTTCTGGTCTGGTAGTCGCGGCCAGCAAGCGCAACCTGATCCCGTTCAACACCGTCCACCTGCCGGAGCGCTTCACCATCAAGGCTGACGAGATCCAGGTCATTCGTGCCTTCGGTACTCGCACCGAGCTCCAGGCGGTGCAGGACGTGGTCAACGCCCGCCTGGCCAAGGCGCGTCGGCAGCTCGATGCCACGCACGAGTTCCAACGCATGGGCGCGCTCAACGGCCTGATCCTCGATGCCGATGGTTCGACGGTGCTGTTGGACCTCTACGATCGCTTCGGTGTGCAGCGTCAAAAGTTGCCCATGGGCTTGGCGGATCCGAACACCGAACTGCGGGTTAAATGCGGCGAAGCGTTGGACATGCAAGAAGATGCGCTCGGCAGTGTGACCAGCACCAGTTCCCGTGCCTTCTGCGGCAAGAACTTCTGGAACAAGCTGATCGTCCATGACTCGGTCAAGGAGACCTACCTCAACAGCCAGCAGGCGGCGGCGTTGCGCGGTGACGCCCGCGAAAGTTTTGAGTTCGGCGGCATTATCTGGGAGCGCTACCGTGGCAAGGTGGCTGGCGTGTCGTTTGTTCACGACGACAAGGCGCTGCTGGTCCCTGAAGGTGTGCCGGACCTGTACATCTCGGTGTTTGCGCCGGCTGACTACATGGAAACAGTCAACACTCAGGGCATTCCTTACTACAGCATGATCGAGCCGCTGCCCTTCAACAAAGGCATGGCCGGTGAAGCCCAGTCCAACCCGTTGCACCTGTGCACGCGGCCACGTGCGCAGATCCTTCTGGAACTCTGACCGTGGGCTTTCGCGACCTGGTCGCCGAGGTCGACGCGGTGGTGTTCGAAACGCTGGGCGACAGTGCTCGGATCGAAGGCCGGGACGAGCCAGTGCTCGGTATGTTTGCCGCGCCCTGGCTGCAGCCGAAGTTCGGCAAGCTCAATACGGGGCTGCGTGAGCCTCGCTTTGAAATTCGAGTCAGTGACTCGCACGGTCTTGAGCAGGGCATGTTGGTCACCGTCGAACTGCCGGAGCTGGACGGCGGCGGTGACTACGACCTGCTGCAGTTGGAGCCGAGCGGTGACGGTCTGGTCGCCTTAATCCTGAGGATGCGTGCATGAGTGTCGGTAGCTATTTCAAGCCATCAGCCGGCGGCGCGATGCTTTCTATCCAGTCCTCGGCGGCGGATCTGAAAGCCTTCGAAGAATTTGCCAAGGTGGTACCGAAAGCGGCAGCCGCCGCTCAGCGTCGAGCGATCAACAAAACGTTGGGATGGTTGCGCACTCACATTGCCCGGGCAGTCAGCCGACAGGAGCGCATTGCCGTTGCGGCGGTCCGTCAGCGGTTGCGCAGCTACCCGGTCTCCGGAGGGGCGACTAGCGGCAAGTTGTGGTTCGGTCTCAACGCCATAGAGTCCAGCCGGATCGGCCGGGCACGGCAGTCAGGTAGCGGTGTGTCGGTTGCTGGACGGCGATACCAGGGCGCCTTTCTGAAGAAGGTCTACGGCAACAAGCCCGACATCTGGATTCGTACCGCGAGCAAGCATTTCAACGCGGACGATTATCCAGATAGCACGGTGTCGTCGGGTGGCGGTGCCAGTTCGGGGTGGGTCGCAGAAAACGGCGATCGCTTTCCGCTGGCCAAAGCCAAGGTGTCACTTGAGCAGGCGCGTCCGCACTTCGATACCTGGGTCAAACGTGCTGATGCGCGGTTGCTGGAAATCCTGCAGCAGGAATTTAACTTCGAGCTACAGAAGTATTTGAAGGGGTCGGCCAATGTCTGACGAGCCTTTTAGTCTTGACCAGCTCTACCAGGCGATTGAACAAGGCGTGTTGAGTGGTCTGTCCGGCATCAAAGCGGCCACGGCCTGGCCGAACATCAAGGATCGGATTGCATTGCCTGCGGTGTTCATTGAAATGGCCGAAATGGAGCCTGGCAAAGACATCGGTACAGGAGAGACAACCCTTATTTGCAAGTTCGAGGCACGGATCATCGTTGATCCAATTCGCCCGAAGCACTGCCAGCAGGTCGCATACCTAGCGGCGCAATTGGCAGTGTTGCTTCGAACGCAGACGTGGGGTGTTGCCGTTGAGCCTGCGGAATTTGTCCAGGCGATGCAGGACTGGACCAAGCCGGAGCTGGATGGCTACGTGGTCTGGTTGGTGGAATGGACCCACCAAATCTACCTGGGTGTTGAGGAGTGGCCGTGGGAGGACGAGGCGCCCGGTTCGCTGGTGTTCAGCCTGGATGGCGGTGAGCAGGTCGAGGGTTCGCCATGAATCATGCGCAGGCTGAGCATGACCGGATGATCGCCGGGCAGGTCAAGGCCTGCTATGTGGTCGCACTTGATCTGGCGGCCAGTCCGCCGGTGTGTCGGGTGTCGGATGGAGAGTGGACCAGCGCCTGGGTGCGCTGGCACAGTTTGGCGGCCGGTAAGGCGCGGCACTGGCGGGTGCCCAGCATGGGCGAGCAGGGCGCGCTGTTCAGTCCTAGCGGTGACGTGTCACAGGGCACGTTTGTGCCGGGGTTGTATGGCAATGCAGGGCCGGCACCGGATACCCGAGACCATGTCGAGCGCTGGCTGTTCGACGATGGTGGCTCGCTGACCTACGACTGGGAGGCCAAGAGTTACAGCATTGTTCTGCCGACCGGCACCGTGGCGATCAAGGTCGCCGGCTCGGATCTGACCGTTACGGATAACGCCGTGGTGGTGAAGTCCGGGGCGATCACCCTGGATGGTCCGGCGATGCTCAATGGTGACGTGCAGATCATTGGTGCGTTACGCGTAACGGGAGACATTCTCGGCGGCGGATCGATCATCGACACCGCTGGCAACACACCGAATCACCAGCACTGACCGAAACCTTTAACCAGCCCGCCGAGTGCGGGCTTTTTTCTGCCTGGAGAAAATTATGGCGAGCAAATCAACCCCGGCCGATGACGCGGTGGACGCCGTGGCAGTACCGATCACCGTGCATGCCGTGGCGGTGCCGATTACCGCCGATGCCGTGGCGGTGCCGATCAAGGCGGCGGACGACTACACCGCCGAAGAGCTGGCGGCGGTGGTCGTCTATCAGGACAAGCTCTTTACCTCTCGCAGCCTGGTGATGCCGGGCGGGCGCTTGTTGCAGGTCAGCAAAGGGCACGTCTCGGTCAAGGTGATCGATGCCCAGGCGCGGGCGTATCTCGATGACCACCCTGATTTAGAGCTGCTGCTGGAGTAAGGGCATGATCGGAATGGACCGCCGGACCGGGCTGCCTATCTCGGGCGTTGAGCACCTGAGGCAGTCCATTGAAGACATTTTGACCACGCCGCTGGGCTCCCGGCTGATGCGTCCGGAATACGGCAGCACGATCCGCCGCTTTGTCGACCTGCCCGTCAGTGAGGGCTGGAAAAGTGCCGTGCAGGCTGAGGCGGCCCGCGCCCTGAAGCGCTGGGAGCCGCGCATGGATCTGTCGCGTGTTCAAGTCCTGTCCGTTCTCGACGGACGTATCACCTTTCGCCTGTCGGGCACCTACAAGGGCGACAGCGAGCTATTGGAGGTGACTGTATGAGCACGCTGGATCTATCCCGTTTGCCGGCGCCGATGGTCCTGGAGACGCTGGATTTTGAGGTGTTATATCAGGAGGCGTTGACTGACTTTCGCGGCTTGATGGGGGACAACTGGTCGGCGGCGCTGGAGTCTGATCCGGTGGTCAAGCTGCTGGAGAAGGCCGCCTACGACAAGATGTTGGGTCGGGCGCGGATCAACGACGCGGCCAAGGCGCTGCTGTTGGCCTTTGCCCGTGACAGTGATCTGGACCATTTGGCGGCCAACTACAACGTCAAGCGCTTGACCGTGGTCGAGGCCAATCCGACCGCCGTGCCGCCGATCGAGGCGCAGTACGAGCTGGACGACTCGCTGCTTGAGCGCACGCTGTTGGCATTTGAAGGCATGTCGATTGCGGGTCCTTCGGGGGCTTATGAGTTTCACGCGCTATCGGCTGACGGCCGCGTGGCGGATGCTCGGGCCAGCAGCCCCAGTCCGGCGACGGTGGAAGTCAGCATTCTGAGCCGGATCGGCGATGGCTTGGCCTCTGAAGACCTGCTGGACGTGGTGCGCGAGGCATTGAGTGATGAGGATGTTCGGCCCGTCGGTGACCGTTTGATTGTCCAATCGGCCAGCCTGATCGACTACCAGATCGAGGCGGTGCTGTACCTCTACCCAGGCCCGGAAATGGAGCTAAGCCTGAATGAGGCCAACGCTTCGCTGGATCGCTATATCAACACTCAGCGGCGCCTAGGGCGGGATATCCGTCGCTCAGCGATCCACGCAGCCCTGCACGTATCTCGGGTTCAGCGCGTCGAGCTGATTCATCCGGCCGAAGACGTAGTGGTCGCTGATCATGAAGCCGCCAATTGCACCGGATTCGCCGTTTCGATTGGGGGCACGGATGAGTGAAGCCAGCTTGTTGCCATCCAATCGCACCCAGCTAGAACAGGCGTTGGCGCAGGTGTCGATGGAAAGCCCGACGCTGCCCAACGTCCTGCGCGACATGATTTCACCCGATAACTGCCCAGTTGATTTGCTGCCTTGGCTGGCTATCCAGCGCAGTGTCGATCGCTGGGACCCCGAATGGTCTGAGGCGATCAAGCGCCGGGTGATCAAAGATTCCTTCGAAGTGCATAAGCGCAAGGGCACCGTGGGCGCGTTGCGTCGGGTGATCGAACCGTTTGCCGACATCATCGACATCACCGAATGGCACCAGATGGAGCCGATGGGTGAGCCTGGCACGTTCAGCATGAGCCTGGCGCTATTTGAAAGCGGCCTCAGCGAGCGCGGCATTGCCGAGCTGGAGCGGATGATCAACGACACCAAACCGCTCAGTCGGCACCTGGTGGAGATGAACATTACCTACAGCCCTAGCGGGGACTTCTTCCTGGGGGCGGTGCTTGCGACCGGCGATGAAACGCTGGTGTCGTCAGCCGAGTTGTGGACGGACGGGGCGGTGGGTATGAGTCGGCTCGAAGCGGCGGTCCACCGTCTGGGCTACTTCAGCAATATCGTCTTGCCGAATCAGCTCGGCTGATGAGCAGATTTTTATTTTAGACACTAGGAGTCGCAGATGGCAGACCAAGACGTGCGGCTGGAAGGGATAGTCGATACCGCAGAACAAGGCATGGAGATTATTCGCCGATTCACCAACGATCCGTTGGAGGCCGGCGCGATCCCCACCGGCACCGGCAATATCCAGAATCTGAAGCAGCTCATCAAGGGATTTGAGGGTACGGTTAGCACGGTACTCAAGGCGCTGCTCTACGGCGACGCGGCGCGCTTCCCGGCCGAGAACGGCGAAGAAGTGGCCAGCGGTGAAAACGGCCTTTTGTACTTGCCGAACACGAACAATCTGTTCAAGACCGCTGCGAACTATGACACGCCGGTCATGGTGGCGGCTGGAACTTTGGCGGTGGCGGTTTCCGTACCGCATAACGTCTATGCGGGCATCAACCGCAAGGCGGTTGTTCTCGGCGTGATGAACGGGACGACCTCGTCGGGCGATCTACGGGTCGAATACATCCCCCGTGGCTCGTCGGCTGAGGTAACGGGTAACAAGCATCGGTTTCGCGTGACGCTGTGGCAGTACATGCACGGCTTGGACAAAAAAGCCCAGGCGCTGTCTGCGGTACTGCCCGAAAACTTCCAGCGTGGGGTGATCTTCGCCCGACTGGTCGCGGGTAATCTTCAGGTCGATGTGGTTGATCTTGCAGCCCCAACCACGCTGATCACGGGTGCCCCCGTGCCACTGCCGGTGGGCTGGGTCGGCATTTCACGGCTCGCCAAAAACCTCTGCCTCGGTGGCACGGACGCTGATCTATTCCCGCAGACCTACACCAGTCTGTTCGGTCGCCAGAACATTGCGCTGTGGAAGGGTGAGATTGGTTTCATCGGTCTGACCGAGACGTCGCTGAGCGACGCCGAATGTTTGAGCGTTGCCGCCGGCGCGGATCTGAATACAGTAGCGGGGGCCGCTAACGTCCGCTTGTATTGCGCCCTGGCGGATAAGGGGCTGTTGAGTCTGCGCGTGCTCAGCAACCGCGCGGGGGTGGTTGATGCCCTGGTGGCGCTGGGAAAAGTGCTGCCAGGCTCGACGCTGCGACGTCAGAGCAGTGCGCAATACATCACCCTGGATGCGCTCAAAGATGGTGTGTTCGCGCCCGTCATGCAGGGGCAGCATGGTAGCGAGATCCAGCTGAGCGGCAGCTTTGCGGGTGTCTCGGGCTATATCGAAGCGCAGGTACTCGATTCGAGTGGCGCCGTCGTCAAGAATTGGACACGCCTGTGTCCCGTGCCGGCCGCTGGCTCGACCTGGGGCGCCGGGTTGTCGTTGCCCCTGCACGTCAACGCTCTGCACATCAGCGTGCGTGTCACTTCAGCACCGGCGATGGTGGCACGTAGCAACACTGAGCTGTTTTGTGGTTATGCGGTGTTGTTTCAAGCCCAGTCGCAAGTGGTGTTTGGCACGATGCAGAATGCGACGACTACCGGCGGCGCGGCGCTGCTCGGCATTGAGCCGAAAGGGTGGGGCGGAACGGTGCTGTTTGCTTCGCACGGTGGTACTCAGCCATTTCCCGCCGTGTACCGCGCTGAGTTGTGCCCGGGCTTTGTCGGCGCGGGTTTTGTGACGATTGCCAACTACCTGCGTGAGCGTTGCCCCTATCCGTTGTTGCTGGTTCGTTTGGCGGTGGCGGGCACTTCGTTGAGTGATTTGATCAATGATGACAACGCGACCCGGCAGTGGGCTTTGGATAAAGCGGTGTTCAGCCTGATGGTTAAAGCCAATAAGGCCGGGCAGTTTCCTTACACAGCGCAAGTCATGAACTGGGGCAGTACCGATGTTTACGATGATTATTACCAGCAGGTCCTGACACCGTACTTGCTGGGTCGCGGCTCGGTACAAGTCCCTAAAGCCAGCATTGATCACTGGCTTTACGACGGTGTTGATTTTGATCCGCGGATGAAGTTCGTGGTGGTGCCGTTTTCTCGCAATACCGGCGTTGCCGGGACCTACGATGCTGATGGGAGTGTCAGCGCCGTCCGCAGAAAGAGCATGCGCGATGGAGCGGCGCAACTCGGCTATCTGCTCGGCCCGGAGTCCACGGTGTACTCCATCGAAGGGACCACAGACTCGGGCACGCACCCTAACCCGACCCAACTAGACGGCATTCCACTCTACGCCCGTTCGCTGGCAGAAGCGGCGGCTATTGGCTGTGGGTTTGGCGAGTGGAAGGGACCAACGACTGTAAGTGCGGCGACCGTGAAATTTACCGATGCGGGGCGAACGGCCTTCGATGTCGGCTTCGGCGGACCGCTCGGGGGCGGACTGTACACCCTTGAAGGTGTCGCGAGCGTGACCTCGTTCGAAGTGTCTGTCGATAGCGGGGTGACGTGGAGTAAGTCCGGTTTCATCGCGGCCATCGTCGATGGCATGGCATGTCAGATCACTAAAGACAGCGGAGCGTTTCCGAGCGGAACAACGCGGGTGCGCTGTTATCCGGGTAGCCCTGGTCATTATGGCATTGGTTATTTTCCGACCTGGATCGCCGGCGCTTTGTTCAAAGATGGCTTTCCCGTGTCAGGCGGCAACGATGCGTATGTTGTCGCTGCTCCCTGAGCTTCCTTCGAATATTCATTTTTTTAATTGAGCGTATACATGGCAGAGCAAGATATCTTTTATGTTGTGATGTTGACGGATATTGGGGCGGCGAAACTTGCCAGTTCTGTCGCCAGCGGTACCAGGTTGGATATCACTCATATGGGCGTGGGGGATGGCAATGGCGTCGTGCCCGTTCCCTCGAAACTTCAAACTACGCTGATTCACGAAAACCTGCGCTTGCCCTTAAATCGGCTGACGGTTCGTGCGGATAAGCCGGTGATTGTCGCCGAGCTGATCTTGCCGCCTGACGTGGGTGGTTGGTGGGTGCGTGAGGCTGGTTTGTACGATTCGACCGGGGCGCTGGTGGCGGTGGCCAACTACCCGGCCGCTTTCAAACCGCCTCCGGCCCAGGGAATCGGGCGCACGATGGGGATTCGTCTGCAGATCCTGGTCAGCAGCACGGCCAGCATCACCTTGATCAATGACCCGACCATGGTGCTGGCAACCGTCAATACGGTGCGCGAGGAGATATCTAAGGGTGAGGCGGGCAGTGCGCTCAAGCTGAAGACGCCGCGCACCCTTTCGCTAACGGCCGACGCGACTGGTCAGGCCCAGTTCGATGGTTCGGGCAATGCGGCCATCGAGCTGACGCTGGCCAATTCGGGTGTTGTGGCGGGCACTTATGCCAAGGTGCAGGTCAATGCTAAGGGCCTGGCAGTCAAGGGCGAGTCGCTGTTAGCGGCCGACATTCCTGGGCTGGATGCCACCAAAATCATTAGCGGTACTCTGACCCGCCCAACCACCGGCAATGCTGGGTCCGCGACCAAGCTGCAAACCAGTCGAGCGCTGACCTTCGGGGGCGCCGCGACCGGCTTGGGTTGGTTCGACGGCAGTGGCGACGTCAATGTTCAGCTGGCTTTGGCCAACTCCGGGGTGATGGCGGGCTCCTATGGCAAGGTCACGGTCAACGCCAAGGGGTTGGTGGTCGACGGTAAGTCACTGGAGGCGGTGGATATTCCGGCGCTGGATGCCAGCAAGATCACCACGGGCACCTTGGACCGTTCAACCACCGGTAATGCCGGGTCCGCGACCAGGTGGCAGACCGGCCGGGCACTGACCTTTGGTGGGGCGGCGACCGGCGTGGGTTGGTTGGACGGCAGTGGTGACGTCAACATTCAACTTGCCTTGGCCGGGTTGGATACCAGCAAGCTGATCAGCGGCATCCTGCCGGTGTTGCGTGGTGGTACTGGCGGCAACACACCAGACACGGCGCGTGCCGCCTTGGGCGCAGGGGTGCCGTCGAGCCTGTACCACAACCCCAATGGTTTCTGGTGGGACAAGGACACCGGTCTGTTTGTGCAGTGGGGTAACTCGTACTTGGGAGATGCGCCTGGCGGCATGTGGAACGTGCAGTTCAATTTTCCTTATTGGTTTGATACCGCGCCGTTCATTGTGCTCCCGGTGATCACCCAGCATAACGGCGGACAAGTAGTAGCCGCGACGGTTACTTGCGCCTTGAACGAAGGATCATTGACTACTTCGGGATTCGTTCTCAATTTCGCTGAGTACAGTGCCTACGTTCAGTCCTTTGGCGTTCGTTGGATCGCTGTTGGCTATCGCGTCACGCCGATGTAAGCACAAGTTTTATCGCTGTAACGCAACCGCCGATTGGCGGTTTTTTTGTTTCTATGGAGAAAGCTATGAGTTCTACCGACTTCTTTCACGGCATTACCGTGGCCCTGGTCGAAACCGGCGCGCGCATCATCGCTTTGCCGTCGTCTTCGATCATTGGCCTTGTCGATACCTTTACCCCGGGGCTGGGGCTGGCGGCGTCCAACGTGCCCACCCTGCTGACCCGTGAAAGTGAAGCGGTGGCCGCGTTCGGCGCCGACTCGGCGCTGACCCGGGCCTGCAAGGCCATTTTCAACCAATCGGCGGCCGCGATCGTCGCGGTGGGGGTGCCGACCGGCACCGAGGCGGCGGTGCTTACCAGTTCGATCATTGGCGGGGTGGCGGCGGACGGCACGCGCACGGGCATGCAGGCGCTGCTGGACGGCAAGAGCCTGTTCAACCTTCAGCCGCGCTTGTTGATCGCGCCGAAGCACAGTGCCACCGAGGCGGTGGCCACCGCTATGGATGTGCTGGCAGGCCGGCTCAAGGCCATGGCCCTCATCGACGGGCCGAACACCACCGACGAGGCGGCGATTGCCTACGCCGATGCCTTAGGCAGCAAGCGCCTGTTCATGGTCGACCCGGCGGTCAAGCAGTGGAGCACGGTGGTCAACGGCGATGTGGCGGTGCCGGCCTCGGCGATCGCGGCGGGCATGTTCGCGCAAACCGATTCGCGTTTTGGTTTCTGGGCGTCGCCTTCGAACAAGGAAATTGCCGGCATCACGGGCACGGTGCGCCCGGTCGAATATCTGGACGGCGATCCGACCTGCCGGGCCAACCTGCTCAACGCGGCCAGCATCACCACCATCATTCGCGATGGCGGTTATCGCCTGTGGGGCAACCGCACCCTGTCGTCCGATCCGAAGTGGTCCTTTGTCACTCGTGTGCGTACCGCGGACATGGTGATGGAGGCGATTCAGGCGGGCATGAAGTGGGCCGTGGACCGTGGGATCACCAAGACCTATGTCAAGGACGTGACCGAGACCGTGCATGCGTTCATGCGCGACCTGAAAGCCCTCGGCGCGGTGATCAACTTTGAAGTCTATCCCGACTTGGAAAAGAACACCGCCACCCAGATCGAGCAGGGCAAGGTGTACTGGATCATCCGCTTTACCGATGTTCCGCCGGCGGAAAACCCGATTTTCCAAGTTGAGGTCACTAACCAGTGGCTGACTGAAGTTCTGGAAGCCTAAGGAGGCGTTCAATGATTCCGCAAACTCTCTTTAACACCAACATGTTTGTCGACGGTACGAGCCTTCAGGGCGACGTGCCGAGTCTGAGCCTGCCCAAGCTGACGGTGAAAACCGAGGACTATCGCGGCGGCGGTATGGATGCGTCAGTGGGCGTGGACATGGGCCTGGAAAAGCTGGAGGCCAGCTTTACCACCCACGGCATCCGCCGGGAGGTGCTGAAGTACTTCGGCGCCTTCGACCAGACCGGCTTTAACGCCTCGTTTCGCGGGGCCTTTAAGGGGCTGAAAGGCGCGACCACCGGTGCGGTGGCGACCTTGCGCGGCGGTCTGCGCGAAGTCGATCCTGGCGAGTGGTCGGCTGGCGCCAAGGCCGAGTTCAAGTACGTCGTGGACGTCACTTACTACAAGCTCGAAATCGACGGGCGGGTGATGTACGAAATCGATCCGATCAACTCCGTGCGCGTCATTGATGGCGTGGATCAACTGGCCGACGTGCGCAAAGTCCTGGGCCTCTAAGGAGCAATGAACATGAACACTGTTAAGACGCTGCCAAGCTGGCTGGAACTGACCGAGGAAGGTGCGACCATCACCTTGCGCAAGGCCACCGAAATCAACCAGATCAAAGTTAATCGCCTGAACATGCGGGCGCCGACCGTCAGCGATGTGCAGCAGGCCACTGTGCAGGCTGCTGGTGACGCCGAAAAGCGCGAGCTGATCCTGTTCGCCTCCCTGACCGAAGCAGGCGCCAAGGACATCGCCGCGATGACCATCGTCGATTACAACCGCATTCAGGCCGGCTATTTTCGCCTGGTCAAAGATGATGAACCTTACTCCTACGACGATTAAGGCGGCGGCCAAGCAGCTGGCCCGGGAGTTTCATTTCTCGGCCAGCGAAATCGAGGCCATGCCGTTCAATCGCATGCTGTGGTGGCTCACGGATTGAGCCATTCCCTCCGTTACGCGTAACAGGGCATTCCTATGGCAAACAAAATGGCGCTCGGCCTGGTGATCGGCGGAGCGGTGAGCTCGACCGTGGGCGCTGCCTTCAAGGACGTGGAAAGTCGCGTCAAGAAGTTGAGCGAGCAGGGCAAGAAGGCGCGGGTGCTGCAAAGCACGATTGGCGAAACCATGCGCCTGCGCGATGAATGGAAAAAGGCCCACGACGCCGGCGAAAAAGGTGCCGCGGCGCTGCTGGGGCGGTTGGAAAAAAACCTCGGCGTCCTGCGCAAGGAAGGCGTTGAGGTCGGCCGGCTGGCCAAGGAATACGACCGTTTGGGCCGGGCCGGGCGCAGCGCTGAATTGAAGGCCAAAGGCTTTGGCCAGATCGATCAGGGCAAACAGCAGGTTCGGGCCGGTGTGGCTCAAGGGGTGGTGGCCACGGGTATGGTGGCCGTAACGGCCAAGGTCAGCGCCGATTATCAGGCGATCATCCGTGACATTGCGATCAAGGCCGGCGTGGCGCGGACGGCCCAGGAAGGCGCCATGTTGCGCGGCATCATTCAGACGTCGAATGACATCGGGATGGGGCGCAACGAGGTGGCCGACGTGGTCAACCAGTTGGTGGGCGCCGGCATGGAGCTTAAGCAGGCGATGGAGTTTGCGCCGGTGGCGGCCAAGTTCGTCGTGGGCCAAGGCTCCAGCGGCGTCGACACCGCCCAGATGATCCAGGCGCTGCAGAGCAACGCCCAAATCACCGACCCCAAGGTGCTGGAAAAGGCGCTGGAAGCGGTGGCGTTCCAAGGGCAGGCGGGCAGCTTCGAGGCCAGCGACATGGCCCGCTGGTTCCCGCAGCTGCTGGCGAGCATGCAAAAGCAAGGCATCACCGGCATGGATGCCGTCACGCAACTGGGCGCGATGCTCCAGGTGCAGATGAAAACCGCCGGCACCGCCGACGAGGCGGCCAACAACCTGAAGAACTGGATGGAGAAAATCGGCTCCGGCGAGGTGGTGGACGCGTACAAGAAGGCCGGCATTGATTATCAGGGCTCGCTCAACGATGGCATTCAGGGGGGCATGTCGACGCTGGAGGCCAGTTTCGGCCTGGCCAAGCGCTACATCGAGGCGACCGACCCGAAAAAGGCCGCGCAGATGGCCGAGGCCACGGCCCGCATCAGCAAGGAAGCGGACCCGGAAAAAGCCAAGGCCATGCTCAACAGCCTGGAGCAGGCCCTGCGCACGGGCGATATCTTCGCCGATATGCAGGTCAAGTCGGCGCTGACCGCCTATGTGCAGAACAAGGCGCTGTATGAGCAGCTGAAAAATGAGGCCGCTGGGGCCTCGGGCATCCTCGACAAGAACCTGGCGGAACGTCGCGACACCTCGTCGCAGAAGTGGGCCGAGACGATCCAGGCGGGCAACGATGCCTTGCGCAGTGTGGGCGACGCCATCCGGCCCGCCACCGATGCGCTGGCCAGCCGCTTGACCACGGTGGCCAAAAGCATCACCACGCTGACGGATGAATCGCCCAAGCTGGTGATGAGTATTACCGCGCTGGCCGCCGGGGCCAGTGTCGTCACCAGCCTGCTGGGTGCGCTGAAGATCGGACGCGGGGTGTTGAACGTGGCCCGGGGTGGGCTGGGCGGTGCTGACTCGCCGGGAGGCGGTCGGGCGGGTGGGGTGGGCTCATTACTCAGGTGGCCGGGGCGCAAGGG